ACAGGTGGTCTAAATGGCTTTGGTACAAACGCTATGCTCTTCGTTCAAACAGGAGTCATGGCTGGCTATCCATGATCTGGATACCGACACGTTGAAGATGGCGCTCTATACGAGCGCTGCTTCTCTTAGTGCAGACACTACTGTTTACACCACAACGGAAGAAGTTACCGGCACAGGCTACACCGCTGGCGGGGTGGTACTTGTTAACGTCCAAGTGCTTCTTTCTGGCACCACGGCGTATGTGACGTTCGACAACCCGGCTTGGCCTGGGTCCAGTTTTGTCACCCGTGGGGCGTTGATCTACAACTCCACCAAGGCAGACCGTGCGATTGCGGTGCTGGACTTTGGGTCTGACAAAACTGCTGGGCCAAATTTCACGGTGCAGCTTCCTGCTGCTTCCGCCACCACGGCGCTAATCCGATTCGCTTGAGGTAAGAGATGGCTTCATACTCCACTAGCTTGCGGCTGGTATTGCCCACCACTGGGGAGTACCCTGGCACATGGGGCACTCAGGTCAATACGGGGTTGACAAACCTTGTTGATGCCTCGATTGCTGGTACGGCCAGCATCACGATGGTGGCAGCGGATTACACGCTGTCCACGGCCAACGGCGCTGCGGATGAGTCACGAGCCATGTTCCTTGTTCTGGGGGGAACTCCAGGCGGTTCGTACAACGTCATCGTCCCTGCGGTCAGTAAGCTGTACTTCGTGACCAACAGCACGGGCGCGGCGCAGACGGTGAAGACCTCGGCGGGTACGGGAATCTCGGTGCCCAACGGTGCTCGGATTGCGCTGCGCTGCGATGGCACTAACGTGATCGAGGCGCTGAACTACGTTGGTTCTCTGACGATTGGTTCCATTACGCTGTCCACTCCTCTTGGCATAGCGTCAGGCGGCACTGGCTCATCATCAACCACATACTGTTCATTGACGGCTAACGTGTCTGGAACGCTACCTGTTGGCAGTGGTGGAACAGGCGCAACTACGCTTACGGGACTTGTTAAAGGTAACGGGACCTCGGCGTTTTCCGCAGCGGTTGCTGGCACGGACTATGTAACGCCTACAGGTTCAGAGACGCTGAGCAACAAAACATTGGCTTCGCCCGTTATGACGGGTACGCCGACAGCGCCCACAGCAACGGCAGGCACCAGCACTACTCAAGTAGCTACCACGGCGTTTGTCGCGGCAACGGCGTTTAGTCCAGTATTGCCAGGGCAGACTGGTAACGCAGGTAAGTTTGTAACTACTGACGGAACCAATGCAAGTTGGGCAGATATCAACCTTAGCACTTCCGTTACTGGAACTTTACCAATTGGTAATGGTGGTACAGGTCAGACTACTGCAAACGCTGCGCTAAACGCACTGCTTCCTAGTCAGACAGGCAATTCTGGCAAGTACGTCACCACTGACGGCTCCAATACAAGTTGGGCAGCGGTTGTTGCGGCAAGTTTGCAGGAATTTACGTCTTCTGGTACGTGGACCAAACCATCCGGGGCCACGTTCGTCATGGTCGAGGCTTGGGGCGCAGGGGGTGGCGGGGGTTCTGGTCGGCGTGGTACTGCCGGCAGCACTCGCACTAGTGGCGGCGGCGGTGGCGGCGGTGCTTACGCTTACCGTTTGTTTAAGGCCACGGATCTGGCCTCAAGCATCAGCGTAGCAATTGGCGCGGGTGGGGCCGGTGGCGCTGCGGTTACCGTTAACAGTACAGACGGCAACAACGGAACAGCGGGTGGGGCAACTACGTTTGGTACTCTGTTGTCGGCTTTCGGCGGGTCCGGTGGATTTTTGGGGAGTACCAGCGCAGTCAATGGCGGCGGCGGGGGTGGTGTCCTTGCAGGGGCGTCTGGAAGCTCCACTGGTGGCACTCCTATTGTTTCTGGTGCTGCTGGGCAAGCATTTGGCGGAGGCCAAAGCAGTACTTCATCTGCGGCAATTCCGTCAGGATTTGGCGGGGCGGGAGGTGGCGGCTGTAGCACGGCGCAGGGGTTTTCCGGTGGTTCGTCTTATCAAGGCGGCGGTGGCGGCGGTGCTGGTTCAGTTATTAGTAGCGGTAACGCATTTTTGGTTGCGGGTTCCGGTGGAGGTATTACTGCCGAAAGTGGGACGGGAGGCGTTGGTGTTTTTTATCCGGGAACAGCGGGTACGTCAGGATCAAGTCGAGAAGGCGGCGGCGGGGGCGCTTCAAGTTCTGCTTCTGTGCTGAGCGTTAACAACCAATCAGTTGCTTTTGGTAACTCTACTTTTGCAGTTACAAGTGAAACAGGTTTAATTGCCACAAGTGCAAACGGAACCGGCGCTTGGACATTTAGGAGTAATCCGTCTAATTTAGCTACTCCTTGGATTTTGCACGACGGAACTAAATTTGTGCTGTTCAACAGCACTGCAACCCAGTGTTGGACAACAACTGATTTTACGACTTACACCACAGTTACTGGATTGTCTTCAGGTATAACTGTTCAAAGAGTTAGATATGCAAACAGCAACTATTTTGTCATGGGTTCGTCAGCCCAGCTTTGGAGGTCAACTGACCTTGTAACTTGGACACAAGTAACCTCTGGTAATGCAGGAATTATTTATGATATTTGCTGGTCGGGCACAAACTATGTGTGTGTAAGTGCATCGACCCCACAGGTTAGATACTCTGCAAACTTGTCAAGCTGGTCTACTCCTACTACATACAGTAGCGGCAGTTCGATGTATTCTTGTGAATCAAATGGGTCTGGCACTGTTGTAATTCAATCTGACGCTAGTGTTGCAACATGCGCGCAAAGATCAACCGACAATGGCGTTAATTTTTCCAACGTAGCCACAACATTAGTACAAGCATCCGGGAGTCGAGGATTGCTTTTTGCTAATTCAACATGGCTGGCCGCGTCTTTGACTGATATATGGTCATCTACGGATGGCAACACTTGGACAAGTCGTTTGACTGGGGCGGGTGGCGCCATGACTGGTTTTGCATGGGATGGCACTACATTTGTTGCCGGAATAACTGCGAATAGCTCTACAATGGCGCGCACTGCGGTCCCGGCAGCGTTGGGGACATGGACAAATCGCACGGTGACTGCTGTAAATACAGCCGCAGGTGCTGGTGGTGCTGGTGGATCAATAGGCGGCGGTGGCGGCGGCGGCGGGGCCTCGCTCAACGACAACAACTCTGGCGCTGGCGGCACAGGTGGCAATGGTTTTGTGCGTGTCTACACATGGTAAGGAGCAGAACATGAGATACGCAATCCTTAGCGGCATCACCGTTTCTAACGTCATTGTTGCGGATGCAGACTTTGCGGCAAACATGGGCGCAGTCGCATGCCCTGATGAAGTCGGACCCGGCTGGTTGTATGACGGTGTAAATTGGTCGCCTCCGCCTGGGCAAACGGACGAGGAAAAAGCTGCGGAAGTTCGCGCACAGCGGAACACTCTACTTGCCGAATGCGACTGGACCCAGCTTGCAGATGCTCCCGGAGACAAGGCAGCATGGGCTACCTACCGTCAGGAACTGCGCGATATTTCTACACAGCCAGGGTTCCCGTGGACAGTTGACTGGCCTGTTGCTCCTGGGGCTTAAACCATGAACTGGGCAGACGTCCTAAAAGCAGTTATACCGATTGTGGTTGCATCTTTGGCGTGGCTGCTCGGGCAGGTTAACTCTTTCTCTGAGCGTCTGACCAAGATTGAAGGCAACATGCCTGCGCTTATCACATCCACTGGCGTGCCCACAGACAGCCCTCTGTCTGCAGAGAAGCGTGCGCTCCTCAAAGAGCAACTGATGGCGCACATCAACGAGCTTCAGGTCAAGGTCCGACTGCTTGAAGAGCGTGAGCGTATCAAAGGAGCTAAGTGATGTTTGAGTCGCTAATCGGTGGTTTGTTTGGCGGTATCCTGCGCCTCGCGCCAGAGGTGTTCAAACTCTTTGATAAGAAAAATGAACGGACGCATGAGCTTCGCATGGTTGAAGCCGAGATGGAGTTTGCCAAGATCCGTGGTGAGATCGCCATGCGGCAGGTCGAAGCTCAGATGACTATGGCCGAGATGGACACGATGGCCCAGGCGTTTAAGGAGCAGTCCGAGACCGCCAAGAATGCCGGGTGGTTTGTCTCTGCGATCTCAGCGCTGGTGCGTCCGATGGTCACTTACTCCTTCCTGGCTCTGTACGCCTCTGTAAAGATTGCTGCCTTCTTGATCGCCATGGACCAAAACGGCAACTGGAAAGAAGTGCTGGTCACGATGTGGGGCGCAGACGATCTCGCCGTCTTCAACATGATCATTTCCTTCTGGTTTGTTGGACGGGTGTATGAGCGGTCCAGCAAGTGAGGCTGTAAATATTGCCGCTACTTTGTGTCGGCCCTTCGAAGGGCTGCGGCTGAAGCCGTACATATGCCCAGCGGGCTACCCCACGATTGGCTACGGAACGGTCTGGAAGCCTGACGGCACCAAGGTGACGATGGAGCACCCCGAGATCACCAAGGAGATTGCGGACGAATGGTTGCTGTCTGAGCTACAAACAAACTATCTGGCGGGGGTTTTGAAGGCTTCGCCGAGTTTGATTGCGTACCCCAAAGCCCTTGGTGCTATGGCCGACTTTGCTTACAATCTTGGCGTGGCCCGGTATCGCGGCAGCACCCTGCGGCGTAAGATTGACGAGCAGGACTGGGAAGGTGCCAAGGAGCAGTTGGCCCTGTGGGTGCGCGGTGGAGGCAAAGTATTGCCCGGTCTGGTCAAGCGTAGAGCCGCAGAGTCGGCACTGCTGGGGTAAACATGCCACTCAAGAAGCTACAACTCAAACCTGGGGTGAATCGTGAAAACACGAGGTACACCACCGAGGGCGGCTGGTATTCCTGCGACAAAGTACGGTTTCGTCAAGGAACGCCTGAGAAAATTGGCGGGTGGCAACAAACAATTAACAATCAATTTCTTGGCGTTTGTAGATCGCTGTGGTCTTGGTCTGCGTTAGATGGCAGTAAGTATGTTGGACTTGGCACAAACCTAAAATACTACATCGCGCTCGCTGGCGGTGGTGCTTACAACGATGTCACGCCAATACGAACGACAGTCAATCCAATGCTGGGGCCAAACCCTCCGGGGACTGGCAACCCTTTTGCGGGCAACGGAACCACGACGGTTACGGTTACTGATGTAGCGCACGGCGGTATCACCGGAGACTTTGTAACTTACACGGGATCAACCGATACGCTTGGCCCTGGCAGCACTTCTCTGTTCAACGCCGAGTACCAAATCACAGTTTTAACGGCTAACACCTACACCATTACTACAAGTGTGTCCGTCTCGGCGGGATCATATGGTGGCGCGGCAGTGGTGGCGGCGTACCAAGTCAATGTGGGCGAAGAGCTTGAAATACCCACCACAGGATGGGGCGGTGGAAGTTGGGGCAGCGGTGGATGGGGGACATACAGTTCTGGTTTTGCTTCACTGCGCGTGTGGAACCACTACAACTTTGGTGAAGACCTGATCTACGGGCCTATCAACGGGCCGATGTACTACTGGGATGCGACAACTGGAACAGGTGTTCGTGGTGTTGCGCTGACATCTTTGTCAGGTGCTTCTGATGTCCCAACAGTTCAGCACTTGCTGATTGTTTCCGATGCTTCACGCTTTGTTCTGGCTTTTGGGTGCAACGACTACGGATCTGTTACTCAAGATCCAATGTTGATCCGGTGGTCAGACCAAGAAAGCGCGGTCAACTGGACGCCCGCAGCCACCAATCAAGCGGGTAGCCTTCGCCTGTCTCATGGCTCTTCAATCCAAGCAGTAGCACAAGTTCGGCAAGAATTTTTGGTTTGGACTGACACCGCTTTGTACTCAATGCAGTACCTCGGTCCCCCGGTAGTCTGGGGCTCTCAGATGCTGGCAGACAACATTTCTATAGTCAGTGATAGGGCCTGGGCAACGGCTGTGGGCGTGACGTACTGGATGGGCGACGAGAAGTTTTACGCCTACGATGGTAGGCTTCAAACGCTTGTATGTGATCTACGGCAGTACATCTTTTCTGACTTCAATTACAACCAACAACAGCAAGTGTTTTGCTCTACAAACGAGCAGTTTACGGAAGTTTGGTGGTTCTACTGCTCAGCGAACTCAACGACCATAGACCGGTACGCAATCTACAACTACGTAGAAAAAGTCTGGTACTACGGCACGATGGGGCGTACCGCTTGGATTGACACGAGCATTGCATCTAATGTCCCGCTGGCGACGGACTACAACGGTAGGCTTCTGTATCACGAAACCGGCGTAGACGACAACGCCACCACCACGACTCAGCCTATTGAGGCGTACATCACATCGTCAGAATTTGACATTGATGACGGGCACAATTTTTCGTTTATCTGGCGCGTGCTTCCGGATGCAAATTTTGTTGGATCAACGACAAACAATCCAACGATGTACTTGACGTTGTTGCCGCTGCAAAACTCAGGCTCTGGATATAACAATCCAGAATCTGTGGCGGGAACCAACATAGGAACCGTGATCCGTTCTACTACCGTTCCTGTGGAGAAATTTACACAGCAGGTAAACACCAGGGTGCGTGGGCGGCAGATGTCCATCAAAGCATCGTCTACCGCTATCGGTACGCAGTGGCAATTAGGTTCTCCACGTATAGACATTCGTCCTGACGGGCGTAAATCGTGACTATCTGGGCAACCATCGTCAAGCGGTTCAAGGCTCCGGCGCTGCCCAAGCCGGAGCAAGACTACAACCGTGCGTACTTTGACGCCTTGGTCAACATCCTGCGCCTGTACTTCAACCAACTAGACAACCTGCTGGAGCAGATCGTGGCGAATACAACAACGCCGGTCCCAATTTCATTCCCCATTAATGCTCTTGATGCTTTTGGGCGGCTGGTTACCACGCAGCCGTACACGCTGTTTGACTCCCAAAACCGCTATGCTATTGACAATCAGTTTGACACCAGCACGGCCACTGGAGGCTCAACAACGTACCTTTCCAACGAGTCATCGGTCCAGCTAAACGTTACTACATCCAGTGGTTCTGAAGTTGTGCGGCAGTCGTTCCGCAGCATGCCGTATCAGCCGGGTAAGGGTCTGACATTCTTTGCGACCTTTGTGATGGGTGCGCCAAAGACAAACCTGCGACAGCGGGTGGGGTACTTCAGCACAAGCAACGGGGTGTTTCTTCAACAGAACAACACGACTGTATCCTTCGTTCTGCGATCAAACTCTTTGCCTACGCCCGGTACGCCTAGCGATGTTCGCACAGTAGACCAAGCCGACTGGAACGTAGATCCAATGGACGGGACTGGCCCAAGCGGGCGCGTACTGGATCTAACCAAGAACCAGATCCTGTACATGGATTTTGAGTGGTTAGGTACGGGCGATGTGCGCTGTGGGTTCTATGTGGACGGTCAGGCACAGATCTGCCACATTTTTCACAACGACAACACGCAGACGTCTGTTTACATGCAGACGGCAATTTTGCCGGTGCGGTACGAAATTACAAACACCGCAGCGACGGCCAGCGCTTCATCCATGAAGCAAATTTGCTCATCTGTGCAAAACATGGGTGGTTACGAGCAAACATCCATTGAGCACGTGGCCCGCAGAACAGCAACGCTGACTGCAATCAGCACGACCTTTGTACCGTTGGTGTCCATCCGGCTGGCTTCGACGGCGCTAAACGCAGTGGTGCTGCCCGTAAAATTTAACGTGATGCCGACCTCAACGGGGGATGACTTTGAGGTTATTCTGGCAAAGAACAGCACAGGGCTGACTGGGGCTTCTTGGGCTGCGGTCGCAAGCGATGCCAACGTGGAGATGGACACTTCTGCCACGGCCATGACGGTAGGCACCATCGTAGATATCCAGTACGTGAAGTCCACCAATCAGTCCAGCGGAACGATCAACCAGCCTGCGGCGTACAACTGGGATCTTCAGTTGGGCTCCTCCTTGACGGGGGCGAGTGATATCTATACGCTGGGCATCCGGGTGCTGTCTGGCTCTTCCGGTGCTGCCATCGGATCTTTGACCTTCTACGACTTGACGCAATGATCCCTCGCCTGCAAACCGAAGAAGAGTTGGAGTCCTTCTACCGGGACGCTGATGCTGGCGGCATAACGTCGTTGTTACCTACTCCTACTCCCACCCCTGCTCCTGTTACCGCTGCTTCCACAACCGACTGGATGTCAAGCGCCCCCACGGGCTGGGGCGGGTTTACTGGCGACGAAAAGATACAGTATTTCAACCAACAGGGAATAACGCCTGAGCAACTAGCGCCTTACGCCACCCCGGAAGAAATCCAGTATTTCTACGACCACATGGGGTACACGGTAGGACGCCCTGCTCCAACTCCTGCTCCAGCACCTGCTCCAGCACCTGCTCCAGCACCTGCCCCTGCGCCTACCGCTGCCGCTACAGCATTTAACCCACTTACTTTTGACTGGGCAAATTATGCGATAAGCCAGGAGAATAGTGTCCTTGGCGGTGCACCTTCCATAATCTTTGACGGCATATCTTACACCCCCATGTTTTACGAACATGGGTCTGGTGAAAACTACTACAGAGATTACTCACAGTTACTTGGAATTATGAAAGCGCCTGTAGGCGCTAAACCGGGTGATATTCTTGAAAACATTGACCCTGTAACTGGTCAGATTACCCAATGGCGAAGTGAGAAAGATCGCGGAATCCTCGGCGGTATATTTCACGACCTTGCTAGTATTGCCACAGATCTTTCTCCTATAATTCTTGCCGCAGTTGGAATACCTGGATCAGGTCTAGCTGCTTCTATTGGCGGCTCACTTGCTACTGCTTTGGGTATCCCTGTGGCAGCAACCGCAGGTGCTGCGGGGCTGACCGCTGCCCAAGTAGCTGCTCTTGGAAGTGCGGCCACGAATGCTGCGCTTACCGCTGCCCAAGGCGGGAGTTTTCAAGACGTTCTAAAAGCAGCGGCGGCAAGTGGGCTTGGCAGTATTGCCGCAGAACAAGTTGCTGCGTTTGCGCAGGCGGCAGGTTCTAATATTGCCGGGCAAATTGGTGGTGCTGCAGGTGATATAGCTGGAAAGGCAGTTCAGGGGGCCATTACCGGTGCGGCGGGAGCATTCCCGAGCGCATTGGCGACCGGGAATTTTGGCAACGTACTATCTGCTGCGGCTACAGGGGCAATTACCACCGGCGCTGCTGGCGCACTACAGTCGGCAGGGCTGTCTACAAAGGATATTGGCGCGGTAATTGGGATCGCTAACGGCCTTAAATCTGGGGACATATCTCAAGTTTTGGCCGGGGCCAACAGCTTTATCAACAGCCCTGAGCTTGGGCTTGCTTCATCCGCAAGTAGGCTTGCTACTGCTATTAACTCTGGTAACCAGTCGGCAATCGCGTCGGCCATGCAAGGGTTTGGCTCTGAGATAGACAAGTACCAGACGGGTAAAACGGTCTCGGCTGCGTATTCTGATCCATCACGATCTAGTGATACACCAACAAATGAAGCTGCGTACCTAAACCAACAAGCATTCTTAGACGCCCTTGTCAACGAAATGCAAGCTAGGGGCGAGACTGAAGTTGCGTATGACAGTGATTCATACCAGCTTGCAGCAAACAACCTAGACGATAGAGGTCGTGCCGCGCTTGCGGAAATGGACCCACGTAACAGACAACGCCTTTTTGATGACTTACAAAGGCAAATTGATGACATGCTGGGTAGAAAAAATCTACCCGCAACGGTACCTTCTAGTTCTTCCACAGATACAGCTACAGGGTCAGGGTCTATAAGAATAGGCGGCGCTACTGCGCCTACTGCGGGCTCTATTTCTATCGGTGTAGCCGACCCCACCGCTGAACGGATGTCAACGGGGTTGATCACTGCGGACCCCGGGCAGAGCTTAGGTACGGCTACTACCACGGCCCCCAGTGCCACCGCACTCCGAAATCTTGTTCGGGGAGGTATGGACGAGTACTCCAACGTATATCCAGGGGCGGGGCTAACCCCCGGAGTAGGAGGGCAAGGATACTTCTCCGGTCCGGGCGCTGCTGTATTCGCATCAGAGATGATGACTCTGATGTCCGACCCGACGTTAACCCCAGAAGAACGAGCATTCTTTACTGCGCAGTTACAGCAAGCGGCAATGAAGCCGGAACTTGTTAGTCAAGTACCGGGGTTGGCTGCGTATAACCCGTATGTAATAGACGATAGTAGGTCGGCAGATGTAGTTGCGCCAACAGTTACTTCCGCCCCGACGGTTACTTCTACCCCAACTTCTTCTGTTCAGCAGATTGTTATTACCGGTAAGCGGTTGACTCCGTACGGATATCTGACCGAACAGGAGATGATGGATATCTACGGGTTTGTGTTCCCGGAAACGCCGATTGCCTTACCTCCTCCGGTAACAACTTCTGCGCCAACGGTTACCTCGTCCGTTATTCCGGTCATCACACCGTCGCTTACTCCGTCGCTCACACCGTCGCTCACCCCGTCGCTCACCCCGTCGCTCACCCCGTCGCTCACCCCGTCGATCACACCTACTAATACCTTCACCTTAAAGACCCCGCCTGTGGTCACGCCTGTGGTCACGCCTGTGGTCACACCGTCGATCACACCTACTAATACCTTCACCTTAAAGACCCCGCCTGTGGTCACGCCTGTGGTCACGCCTGTGGTCACGCCTGTGGTCACACCGTCGATCACACCTACTAATACCTTCACCTTAAAGACCCCGCCTGTGGTCACGCCTGTGGTCACGCCTGTGGTCACACCGTCGATCACACCTACTAATACCTTCACC